GTTTCACCCGAACGGGCAGATGAAATGGTTATGAAGATAGACAACGCAGAAAGCGCTGACGAACTTCTGGCCTTCTTACGCTCGCAACAGTAAATTCGTTCATAGTCTAGGAGACTAATAAATGGCTAATGCCTATGTATCAACAGGTTCTTCCTCACTTGGAGGTACCGCTGGTGCAGCAGGTCTAGTTCAAAAGGCGTATGACCGCCTTCTTGAGTTCGCTCTCCGCTCAGAACCTCTAATCCGTTCTGTCGCAGATAAGCGCCCTGCTCGCCAATCAATCCCAGGCTCAACTGTAGTCCTACAGCGCTACGTTGACCTCACTGCAGCAACAACTGCACTCACAGAAGATACTGACCCAGATGCAGTCGGTCTTTCAACACCGACCTCTGTAACCATCACTCTTAACGAGTATGGTAACTCAGTTCTCGTAACTCGTGCGTTGGAACTCTTCAGCCTTGCTGATGTAGACCCAGCGATTGCGAACATCATCGCTTACAACCTTGCTGATTCTATCGACAAGATTGCGATGACCACCCTCCGTGGCGGAACCAACGTAATCTACGGTGGAGACGCTACAGCAACAAATGAAATCGTTGCTGCTGATACTCTCGCTTCTGCAAACATCCGTAAGGCTGTTGCTAAGTTGCGTGCAGGAAACGCTAAGGGTCGCAAGGGTAACCTTTACTGGGTTGGTGTCCACCCAGAAGTATCACATGACCTCCGCGCAGAGACAGGTTCTGCAGGATGGCTCATTCCTCACCAATACGGTGCAAACCAGAATGATATCTGGGCAGGCGAAATTGGAACCTACGAAGGAGCATACTTCGTTGAGACCAACCGTATGTACAACGCAACTGACGGAGCATCATCTGCTCGTGTCTACCGCACAATCGTAGCGGGTCAGCAGGCTCTTGCTGAGGCAGTTGCCGAAGAGCCACACACAGTCATCGGACCAGTAGTTGACAAGTTGATGCGTCACCGCCCAATGGGCTGGTACGGCGTACTCGGCTTCGCTCGCTACCGCGAAGAGGCTTTGTACCGCATTGAGAGCGGTTCTTCAATCGCTTCCTAGTTGATTGACTCTGAGGGGTAGGCATATTTGAAAAGTCTACCCCTTTGGGGTGAGTCCATTAAGGAGGACTAATGACCGAATACATCTTCAAGACACCTACGGTGCGAGAAGGTCCTGCTGGACTTCATAGATTGTTCTACTTCTATAAGTTGGATGTTGGGATAACCATAGTCAAATCAGGGGGTACTTACTCTCAAGTAAGATACCTGCTTGATGAAGACCTAACCGACTATGATGTGGTATACTTGGGGGGCAGAGACCATACCGTTGATGAGGCTACAAAAGCCGAACTCATCGCAGGTGGTGTCGGAGTAACAGAGGATAACTTTACAGCAATATGAAACATTGGGAACATCACCCCGAGCCGGTTGATGGGTGCTTTGGTTGCAAAGCGCTAACACTTCAAATGAACGCAGGGGACGCGACAAGAGATATTCCAGATAAGAAATGGAATGCAGAACTACAGGCATACAGAGATGCTAGGACTGAAGGTATTCAGCCTAACAGCACCAATATGAAAGATATACAAAAGGCTCGTGAAGCATCTGAAGTTCTAGGTAAACCCTATGACGGGGATACTATGCCAAAAGCACACAAGATAAATAAGGGCGTAGCCGAAGTAATGAAAGAGATAGGTGCATAATGCCAAAGGTCGGAAAGAAGAAGTTCCCTTACACCGCAAAAGGTAAGGCTGCTGCTAAAAAGTACGCAAAGAAAACCAACAAAAGAATGATAAAGGGTAAGGCATACTAATGGCTAAAAGAATAAAATATGTCACTGGCAATAAAGCAGCAGATAAAGAAATTGCATACTTGAAAAAAACATTTCCAAATAATCGTGATGCAAAGCGTCAAATTAAAAATCTTGTAGAAAAATTTGGTGCTCAAACTTTATCAGGAAAAGCAGAGAGAAGTCGTACATCTGCTCGTGACCGTGCACCCAAAAAAACCAAGAAGTACAAACCAAACACTAAAATTAATGGTCGCGAGATGGACCCTACAAAGATTCCAGGTTTTAAGTTTGGCAAAGGCACAATATAGTGTCATCAGGAAAGTACAAGCGTCATCTTGGATTCAATGCAGTCCAGATAAAGGACGGGATGGTTGTACGGCTCAATAAGAACGGCACAGTAAGAGCAGTTCTTGGAAAGTATGGCGAGTATGGCAAAAAGAAAGACTAGAGATTCACGCTTAGCACGTGCAGGTGTGAGTGGCTACAACAAGCCAAAGCGTACTCCCAACCACCCTAAGAAATCACACATCGTGGTTGCTAAAGAAGGCAGCCAGGTAAAAACAATTAGATTTGGCGAGCAAGGTGCCTCCACCGCTGGTAAGCCAAAGGCGGGCGAAACCCGTCGTATGAAGATGAAGCGCAAGAGTTTTAAGGCTCGCCATAGTCGCAACATCGCTAAAGGAAAAATGAGTGCCGCATATTGGGCAGATAAGGTGAAGTGGTAAAATGCCATCAGTTAAAAGAGGACCTAGGAAACCAGCGCCTCAGGCGAAGATAAAGGTTTCCCAAGGAACAATCGACAAAATCAAGGGTATGGGAATGCAAGCAGCACTTAAGAAGGCTGCTCGTCCAAGTACTTCAGGTGACTTCGTAGAAGGCGTAAAGCGCATGTACGGAGCACGTCGTCTTACAGCAGCGCAAGGTCAGCGTGCTGATAAGCGTATTCAAAAGCCAGGACCTGCTAAACCTAAAAAGGTTACTACTGCAAAGTCTGCTGACCAAGCACGCGCTAGAGGAAACGCTGGCGCTAACACGGTTAGCAAGAAGCCAAAATACACATCAAAAAATCCAAAGCCAATGAATCCAAAGGGTCTATTCCCAGGACTTCTAGGTGGTAAGAAGTAGTAATGACAAAGCGCAAAGCCTTCTGGGATAAGAAGAATCCTAAGACTCGTTCTAAGAAACTTACTGCTTCTCAGAAGGCTGCTGCGAAACGTCGTGCCAAGGCTGCAGGCAGACCTTATCCTAATTTAGTAGATAACGCAGCAGTAAGTAGAAGAAGGGTTAGATAATGGCAGGTATAGCAGGTAGCACTCTCTGTGCAGAATTAAACCGTTTGGCTAATGGCGGCACCTACCCTGCTAGAACGGCATTCCTTGATGAGCAAGGTGCTGCTAACGCTTGGGCTGGTACATCCGGTCTAGGAATCATTGGTGCCCTAAATATTAAGGCTGATGCTAATCGCCAGCCAGATGATTACAAAGATTTATTCGGTATCTGCAACGAACTAGCCGGTACAACTAACAAGTCTGCGGTAGACGCATTAAGGACTCTAGCATCGTGACAACAACCCTAAATAACTTGGTAGATGAAATCCTTATCAACATGGCTGGCTACACCATGCAGCAAGATAGGGCTACAAGCCTTTCGGCTGCTATCAGCACTACAACCACAACCAGCCTATCGGTATCTTCTACTGCCGACATTGGTAAGGGCATTATTGAGGTTGGCGAAGAGTTGATGTGGGTAGAGAACTTTGACCGTGTAGGTAATACCTTGACTATCGCCCCTTGGGGTAGAGGTTATCTAGGTACCACAGCATCTACTTCTGCTACTTCCAGCAAAGTTACAATTAGCCCAACATTTCCTCGTTATGTAATCAAGAAGGCTATCAACGATACAATCAATGCTATGGGTGCTTCCATCCACGGCGTAAAGCAAATTACTTTTACTTACAATCCAGCAATCACAACTTATGAACTTCTAGATGGTAGCGGTAACAATGTTACTGCTGATGCTATCTTGGCTATGCACTGGCAAGAAGTAGGTCCATCAAAAGAGTGGATTCCTGTACGGCGTTGGTCTTTTGAGCCTTATGCTGATATCACCACTTGGGGTGGTAGCGCTGCTTCTCCTGCTCAAACGGTTAGCGTATACGACTACATAACTCCTGGTAGAACTGTCAAGGTTCTTTATGCTGCTTCTCCTACTGTTTTTACATCTAACGATGATATCTTTACTACAACTACGGGACTTCCTGAATCCTGCAAGGATGTCGTGGTCTTAGGTGCTACATATCGCCTGCTCACATTCCTTGACCCAGCACGTGCTACTCAGACCAGCCCACAGGCTGATGAGATTGATAGCAAGCGTCCTTTTGGTGGAACAGGAAATGTAATGCGTCAAATCTACGCTTTGTACACACAACGTTTGAACGAAGAAACCAAGACCCAACTAACGAAGTACCCTCCCCGAGTCCACTACACCCGATAGGTAAACAATGACAACACGTAAGTACTCCTCTCGCTCGCAACAAACAACGCTGGCTAGCGCACTTACAGATTCTGCTGCGTCTATGGTGGTGGTATCTGGCTCTGCCCTTATGGCTTCTATCTCTCCGACTGGTGGAGAAACATTCACCGTAGTCATTGACCCAGATACTTCGCTTGAAGAGGTAGTTGATGTAACGGCGGTATCTACCAATACCCTAACGATTACCAGAGCCGTTGATGGCTCCACAGCCCAGGCTCACTCAGCAGGTGCTGTCATAAGACATATGATTATCGGTAGAGACTTGCGTGAGTCCAATACCCATATAGAGGCTTCTAGCGCCGTTCACGGGCTTACAGGGACGGTTGTAGGCACAACTGATACTCAGACCCTCACCAATAAGACTTTAACCGCTCCTACGGTCTCTGGTGCCACAATCTCAGGTACTGTAACATCTACCGCTACCATCACTGGTGGCACGGTAAATGCCACTACCCTCCAGCAAGGCGGGGTACAGGCAGTCACTACGACAGGTACTCAGACCCTAACTAACAAGACTTTGACCAGCCCTACCATTACAGGTACTGGCGCTATCGCAGGTACCTTCACAGGTAACCTGACTGGTAACGTCACAGGTAATGTATCTGGTTCCTCTGGTTCTACCACAGGTAATGCTGCTACAGCCACAGCCCTACAGACTGCTAGAGACTT